GGCGACATTGGGGGCGATTCACTCCGCTGGGTGTGTGATACCAACCGCCTCTGCGATTCCAAACGGAATATCCCATGATTGCAGAAATCCCGTCGATGTCCTCCCTCGTGTAAACCTTGCCTTGCCCGGCTAAGTCAAGCATCACCTTGCAGAACTCACGGCTTGACCGCTTGTCCTTGTTGCTGAATCCTGTGGCCCATGCATACTTGTAGCGGACCTCCAGTACAGGCTCGGCAACTTCCTTCACGTTCTTTGGAAGGTTCTGCTCGGCAATGTTGTCGACGGCCCGGCTGATTGGGTAGCGGTTCTTGGTGATTAGGTAAGCGACTCGCTTGGCGACCTTGGCCTTGCTGACCCCGAACTCTTTAGCCATTTCTTCAACCGATGCGTCCCGGTTCTTCTTGCGGTATGCTTCAATCTTCTTGTCCAGTTCGACTTCTTCTTCGCCCAGTTCGGCAAAGGCCAAGCGGATATTCTCGTCGATGTTGGTGTCGAACCGCATCGGCTTGGAGTGCATCACATGGTAGTCGTCTGCATGGCATCCGAACTTGCTTGCAACCACCTCCAAGACTTTGAACTCTTCGTCGCCCCATCCGTAGTCTTCGTCGTCTTCTTCGCCCCAAGTCGGTTCGCTGAACTCTTGGGACTGAACGCCCAGCATCGTGTCAATCTCTTGGGCAGATAGGCCGAAGCCGGCTGACAACATCGTCCGAGCCATTTCCAAGGTGATTTTCTCTTGCATATATTGGCGAACTATACGCATCAGGTTTTGATACTCACGGCCCGATAGTTTCTTGATGTTGTCGTTGCTCTGCAATGCTTCCACGGCTTGCGGTTGCTCGTCGGGTTGGGGGTTAGGTCCAACCACGTCGGCAGGCTTTTCCAAGGGTTGCAGACCCGCTTTTTCCCTCAATTCGTCTTGGGTCATTATCTGCAACAGGGCTTGTTCGCTTAGTCGCTCCGTGATGGGTTCCACCGGGATAAGTTCCATCCCTTCCACGCCATTAAAGGATCCCAAATAATTGATCATACGCTCCACTTTGCGCACCCTGTCGTTCACATATGTTGCCTTAAACAACTCGTAAGCCTCGACCAATTCGTTGCGTCCACCCAATTGGCCCTCGGTTTTCACCCCAAATAATTGTGGATTCGTTACACGGTGTGCGATAAATATCTCCTGCTGAATGGCTTTGTTCAGTATCTCGAACTGCTTATCCATGTCGCTTGGAGTTAATGGCTCCAGCGTAGGGGCTTTGGCTGCATCATCGTTGAAGGTTACAACGAAGCGACCAGCGTTGTCCGTACCGCTGAACTTACGCTTGATTTGCCTTTCGATGTCGCCCTGTTCTTCGGGGGTAGGAATCCCGTTGTTGAAATTAATCAAGTAACCGCCCCAAAAGTTGTTGCGGAGGTTGTTGTTGTGGAAGTTGGCGACCTGTACGTCTGCCTCAATCCAAGCATTGCCACCGATGTATTCCGGCAAAGGATAGTGCTTCACGCCTGCTGCGTAGACCCTGTAATAAAACAACTGCTTACCGAGGCGATTCTCCGGGTCGAATGCTGGAATCTTCTCGATGTCCCCAACCTTGGGGAACAACTGCATCATGTCGTCGTTGTACCAGTCAGCAACTTGAAACATCTTCTCCTCCTTGTCCACACGGATCTTCTCGAACGGGACGTGTTCCATCTTGGCAATCGTCCCCAACTTGGACCAAGTAACCGCAACCGCAAAGCCGTTGAAAATCTCCAAGTCAAGGACCAGTTTCTCGGTGATGTCGTTCAGGTCCTCGGTGCTTGACATTCCGTCGAAGAACTTGATGAACCGGGCCTGCTGCTCAACGGTCAAGTCATCCCCTGCCTGCCATCCACCGCCCATGATGTAGTTGACCTTACCATTCACGATAGCGTTGTGCTTGCTTGACCTGCGATAGTTGTCCAGCAGGTAGTAGGGGTATTCGTTCGCAAAGCCGTAGGTGATGTACTTGCCGGAGCGATTCTCCAGCATAACTGGCACTTTGTGTTCTATCCCCAACCATTGGGTGAAGTGTTGAGTAGATTTATTACTCATAGCGTATGAACTGTGAATGAAAGGGCCGAAATCGTGATACTTGCACCGCTTGAAATTGCGTTGATGTAGATGGTGAACTCATCGTTGACCGCACCCGTAACGTAGGCCTCCGTATAAAAGGCATGGCCGTTGTTGTGGCTCGTTGTGATATCAGTCATTGACTGGTCTATGGGATTTCCGTTCTTGGCGATGTAAGCCTTGATTTGGTTGTTGTTGTTGCCCTGTGCCAAGACCATGGACGCAGCGATGCGAAGGGTCGCCCCTGTTGTGCCTGTATAGGTCAGCGAGTTGTTTGTCCGTGAGAAATTGTAGGTTGACAAAACACCTGATTTCATCGCACTTGTCAACTTGACTCTTTGCCCCTGCGTCGGGGTGAAAGCCGTATCGGTATCGAGGTAAAGGTTCGCAAAGCCCCGTTCCCGGTCAAGCGTGGCGGTGTCAGCAAGGTCGTCGAATAGACCGCCTACACGGGATGCGGTGTTCGCCCCGGCAGCGGTTTCGTTGGTAATGGTAGCAGCACTCGTTTGGAGTTGCGTTCTCGTTTGTACGCTCATGCGAAGGATTGGTCAAAGGTTGAATCGAATACCCTCACGCTGGATGCGAGATAGGTGTTGTAAGTGATTGAATTGGCGTAGGTATTGAACCCTACCGTTGCGGTTTGTAGAAAAGCCAAGCCCGTTTCAACGACCGCCAAAGCAGCGGCAACCGTGCTATTGGTATCGTAAACTTCATATTTATACGAGCCTGTTTCAAGCGACCCCACGGCAATCGAAAATTGGTCATAGCGGTTGGTATAGTTGGAAAGGTTGGCAGATTTCAGCAGGGTGAAATCGGTCGTGGTGTTCTTGGCAATGCTCGTGAGTCGCAAGATGTAGCGGTCCCCGGTACCGGCTCGCTCGGTCCAAGTAACCGTCAGGGTGTTGGTCGTGTCAGGGTTCAGGTAAAGCATCTACCCCTAAATGTACCGACCGCCCTTATTTCACAATTTGCGCCCAATCTGCCTGTATAGTTCGGCCCGCTTCTTGGCGGTTTCAGCCACGTTGAACTGCTTCTTGATGTCCCTCGTGAGGTTGTCAGCCAAGCCTTTGCGTAGGTCGGGGTCAAGAATCAACTGCTTGATGTACTTGTACCAGTCCTTGGGCTTGTTGTAAGGCACGAGAAACCCGTTCTCTCCGTGTCGGATGACATCAGTATAGGGGATGGTTTCGCTTGCGATGATCGCTTTGTTCATCCACCCTGCCTCAACCACCTTCAACTCGGACTTGAGTTTGTTGAACTTGGTGTCCCGGAGCGGTGCAAGCGTTACGTTCACGAAGTTGTAGCCCCCCACATACGAGTAAATGTCCGCTGCCTGAATGCGTCCGTAGTTCGGGTTGTTCCCTTGGTCGCTTATGATTTTCTCGTAGCCTTCATAAACAGGATTATTGTCGTTCCACCCTCCGAGATAGAGGCGGTACTTGCCGTCAAGGTTTGCGTCCCAGCGTAACTTCTGCATCCCCTCACGGAGCAGTTCCATGTCCTCTCCGTGCTGCGCACCTCCGAACCAACCGAACTTCACGAGGTGTTTGTCGGGTTCTTCTTCGGGGTTGGGAATAAATTGCTGATACGCTTCGTAGGGTTCGTTTTGCAGAATGCTCACATTCGCATTTAGAGGCCGTATGCGAGCGGCAAGATGCTCGGTGGTACAGGTAACCCAATCGGCTAATTTGATGTGCTTACGAATAACGTCTGCGAGTTTGGACTCGTGATAGTGGCGGTACATGATGTGGCCGCTTTCAAGCACCCAGTAATCGTCCAAGTCAAGGATGACTTTGGCTCCGAATTGGGTCAGGGCTTTGTAGACATTTTCCACCTGCTCCATGGTTCCCTGACACCAAAGCCGGCTGAACAGGAACAAGTCAATCGACTTCAACCCCTCGTCGCTAATGGTCGTGATATTCTCGACGCACACATAGTCAAACTCCGGGTAGTTGTCGCCCAAGTATGCGTTCGGCATTTCGAGGCGGTAGTAACTGCACCCGGTTGGATGGGCGTTATAGACAATGCAAATCTTCATGGCCGTAAAAATAAGAAGGGCAGCCATTGCTGACTGCCCTCCCAAACCTCAGTGATGAAAACCTGATGCGAAGATACTACGAACCCGTGATTTGTGTGGCCAACGGTGTAAAA